CGACGATCTACTCTGGGTAGGTGTCGGTGGTCGGCGTATGCTGAAGACGGGATGCGAGGTGCTCAGG